GTGCGTTGTGGCGGGCAGTGCTCTGCACGACTACTTTGAACGTCGCCGTCGTGTGCTCATCGCCCGGGCGCGGCAGACCCGCGTTCCGGCATGGCCGGTTGATGAGGGGCGTCATGGTTGAGCGGCTGCTCGTCGGGGCGCTGTGCACATGCTTGGGTGCCGCTGGCGTCGTCTTCGTGATCTGCGTCGCTGCGTGGGCGTCCTCGCAGGCCTACGTTGCTTGGGTTGATGCGCTTGCGTATCAGCCGTCTTGCCTGATTGCGCGGTGAACTGGCTCGCTCGCGATCTCGTCCGCGCCTTTGTGCGCAAGCTCGGCTACATCGCAGCCGCTGCTGCCTTCGCTCTCTTGGTTGCGCTGTTCCGTGGCTGACCCGCAGCAAATCATCCAGTGCGATGCGGCGTGCACCGTCACCGTGGTGCACGAATTCTCGTTGCCTCCTCTGCAATTGACGTCAGAGGAAGGCGGACAAATCGGCGGGGCAATCCTCGCTGTATGGGCTCTCGCCTGGTGCATCCGGCAGGCGATTAGGGCCATTCAACCACCCGGGGCAAGTCGCGAAAGCGAGGAGTAGAGGTATGGAAGTTCTCAAGAAGGCGAGCGCCGCTCGCAAGGTGGCGTCCGCAAAGGTTGCTGCGCTGGTGACGTTGGCTGCTGCCGGTGCTGCCACCGCGCTGCCGGCCAGTGCCGCAGGCATCGACGTGTCCGAAGTGGTCACGGCCATCAAGGACTATGCCGGTGCAACCAGCCCGATCGTGCTGATCGGTGGCGCCATCCTGCTGGTCACCGTGGTGATCGCGTCCATCTCGTGGGTGCGTCGCTCGGTCAAGTAAGGCTGGCAGTGGGCTCCTCGGACTGATCACCCGGGGGCTTCTCCAAAGCGTCGATTCCGGCGTTTCGTAGAGGCGGAGATGGGAATCTTTGTGTTGATTGCGGTGCTGGGGGCGGCGTGGCTCATCTTCTCCGCCTGATCGCTTTAGCGCTTGTTTCGCTTGTCGGCGGTGGCTCGTCCTTCGCGGCGGTTCCATTGCTACCTGCCGGCTATGAATGGGGAATGTCGCCTTCTTGGTGGTCCACGAAGACGCTAGCCTGTCTTGGGCTGACGCCGCAGGTCGCCGCTGATTTTGGTTCCCGATTTACCGGGACGATGACGCCTCGGACAGGCGATAGTGATGCGAACGATGGCTGGTGCTCTGGCACCGTTGATGCGCAGCTCAATCCGACGCTACTCAACATGCAGAGGCGGGCGACGTCGCCGTCTTGTCCCGCTAATAGCACGGTGTCTGGCTCCTCTTGTACCTGTAACGCGGGTTATGTTGAAAACGCCACGCAGACAGGTTGCGAGCTTCCGCCTGATCCGTGCGCGGCGGTAAAGGGGGCGATATTCGGTATGAGCGAGTGGGCGTCGAACACGCGTGCTGCGAACTATGGGTGTCTCGGCGGCGATGGGGCGACGGCGTCCTGCCAGACTGTTGCGGTCTGTGACTTTTATGAAAAAGAGCCCGGCGCAGCGACGGGGTACTGCAAGGGCAATGCGTACGGCACCGGCGCCCGTGCTTCTATGTGCAATGGGAGCGGCACTGCGGATTCGCCGTCGCCCGCGCCCACGCCCAATCCTGATCCCACAAAGGCACCTGAGCCGGGCAAGCCTGCGCCCGCACGTTGCCCTGAGGGGCAGCAGCCTGGGCAGTTCAACGGTGCGACGATTTGTATGCCGACGGGTGACGGCACGGAGACCACCACCAAGGACCCCAGTAGTGGGACTACTGAGGTTAAGAAGCCTGACGGTTCCGCGGTCCAGACGACTCAGGACGGTTCTACGACGTGCAAAGGCGGAACGTGCACCACTACGACGAACAACAGCACGGTCATCATCAACAAGCCGGGGGACACAGCGTGTCCGTCGGGTACGACAGCTGGCACGACTACAAAGGATGGGCAAACAGTCACCACTTGCTCGAGTAGCAGCTCATCGACCACTACCAAGCCGCAGGCTGGGTATTGCCAAGACAACCCCAAAAGCAAGCAATGTGGCGGTGATGGTGCTGGTAACGCGTTCGGTGGGAACTGCGCCGCTGGCTTTAAGGCCATGAGTGAGGATGCTGTGCTGAATGCAATGGCAGAAGAACAGTGGCGCCGGAACTGTCAGTTCTTTGATAAGAAGCCGGACGACACTGAGGAGAGTTCTGCGTACGACGACATGAAAGCCAAGGGTAAAGCTGGCGTTGATCAGACCGCTGGTAATCCTGGCAATCGCACGGTGAATTTCGGCCCTGGAGACTTCGACAGTAGTTCGCCGATTGGCAATGGGGCGTGCATTTCTGATCGCACGTTTTCCTTTTGGGGTGCGTCGTTCAGTGCGCCCCTGTCGATGGTGTGTCCCTATGTGGAATACATCCGTCTCTTGTTGCTTGCCTGTGGTTTCATCATGGCCGCGCGCATCGTCATAGCCGGGGGTTAAACATGCCTGCATTCATTCCTTGGCTGCTCGCCGCGTTCTTTGGTGGGCTACGCTTTGTCGCTGGGTCCATCGTGGCGCAGGCACTGATTGGCATCGGCGTTGGCGTGGTCACGTACACCGGTGTGGACGTGTCGTTCAACTACCTCAAGGAACAAGCATTTTCTCGGCTTGGTGAGCTGCCGGGTGAGGTCTTGCAATTGCTCGCTTATGCGGGTGTCGGTAGTTTTCTCAACATCGTGTTCAGTGCGTACATGATGCGATTGAGCATGACAGCGGTTCGCAACGCGGCGGGTTTGCTTGCAGTCAAACGTTTTTTCAAGCTCTGATCCATGCTCTATCTCCGTACGGGAGCCAACGGCTCCGGAAAGACGCTGCTCACGCTCAAGGATGTGCGTGAGCTCCAGCTTAAGTCTGGGCGGCCGGTGGTGTTCAACCTCCGCCCTGCGGATCACCCCGATGAGGAAAAGCGCAACACGCCCTATTGCAATCTCAAGCCTGAAACCATTGAGGAGTTCGGTTGGAAGGGCGTGCACTTCAAGGATTGGGAAGCGCAGCAGGATGGCACGATATTCATCATTGATGAGTGCCACTACGACATGCCGACGCGCCCTGCTGGTCAAAAGCCGCCAGAGCACATTCAGCGGCTCACAGAGCATCGGTCCCGCGGTTTCGATTTCTTCTTGCTCACCCAGCATCCAAAGAATTTCGATGTTTTTGTGCGCAACATCATTGGCGCGCCTGGGTGGCACCAGCACATCAAGCGGCTCGGCGGTGCGATGCCTGTTGCCAATTTTCTGCAGTGGGATTCGGTCAACCTGCAATGCGAACAGTTCGGCAGTGGCAAGAACAGCCAAGTGCAGACCCGGCCGTATCCTCGCGAGGTCTACGGCTGGTACAGATCTGCTGAGCTGCACACTGGCAAAGTCAAGATCCCGCGTCAGGTCTGGTACATCCTCTTTGGATCCATTGGCGCGGTGGTGCTGATGGTGTCGGCTTTCAAACAAGTCGGGAACGGCGCCGGCTCACAGAAGAAGAAGGACGAAAAGAAGGCCGCGGATTCGCTGCTTCTGTCGTCTTCTGAGGACGCGGCCGTGCGCAAGGTGAAATCGGCCGGGGAGTTGGTGGCCAGCTTTCGGCCGCGCATTCCCGGACTGGCTCACACAGCGCCTGCCTATGACGAATTGACCAAGCCCGTGCGGGTGCCTGTGCCCGCGGCGTGTATCAGCATGGGTGCGCGGTGTAGCTGCTTCACGCAAGACGGCACGTCGTACACCACGACACTGTCCATTTGTCAGCAGATCGTGAAAAACGGCCTCTGGCTCGATTTCAAGCCAGAGGGCCAGTCGGGTACTGGCGCAGCGCCTGCGCATTCTGTGCGGCCCGCTGGGGCCGTTGCTGGGCCTGTTGCATCGGCACAAGTGGCGCAGCCCAGCGTTCAGGCGCCCGGGTATGCGTTGATTGACGGTCCCGGTCGCCAGCCTGCGGCTACGACTTTGGGCGGTGCTGTGGCGCAGACAAATGTTCAGTCTCGTGTGCCTCCGTCCTCCCCTTGGTCATTCCGCACTGGTGGGGGGTGATTACATGCCTAGTCCGAAGTACTCCACCACTGCAAAGCGAACGGGGGCCCCGCGGGACGTGGGGGCTGGGGGTATGGGGGTGCAGACCCCCCATGACTGCCTTGGATGCAACCCGTGCCCGGCGATGTGCTCGTGTGTCTGGTGCATGGCTGAGCGTGCCTCGCCGTCGCGCGCAAAGGCCGGACGGGCAAAGCGGAGCGCCCGGCCGGCCGCGCGCAGCGCGGCCTAATTCATTACTAAGACACATCACGACAAATGCCTCTGACGCGTGATGTGTCCCCTGCTTCGTTGAATCTTGCCTTTGGATTCCTCGGGCCAAAAAAAGACCCGGCGCAGCCTGCCAGCCGCCCGGGTCGTGATCGCAATCAGCTTAAGGACCTGCGATGCTTCGAATTGTGGACGGAATCGCCTATGAAGGCAAAGTGGTGCCCGATTGCTTCGATGTGCGGGTGTGGGAGTGCAATGGCCATCGGGAAATATCAGCCCGGCCCTACGTGGCTTGGGAGGTCTCTGGCCCTGTTAGGCCGTATGACCCGTCCTACCTGATTTGGACCAAGGGGGAAGCTGCTTATCTGGAGCGGCTCGCTGAGGAGGAGGCCGAGCGCCGGGCCAAGAACCTCCTTCGTGCCGCTCGCAGGGCCAAGACCCAGTGCAGGCGGTTTATCAAGGCCAACGGCTTCAATGAGCTCGCCACGCTCACCTATCGAGAAAACCAGATCGATGAGCGTCTGTGCAAAGAGCACGCGCGCAGGTGGTTTCGCCGCATGGCTGACCTCATCCCCGACTTCGGCTATTGCGCCGGCTACGAGACGCAGAAACGCGGTGCATGGCACATCCATGCAGCGATCTACCGCCTACCCGCCTTCGTTGAGATAAAAAAGCGCATGCCCGGCACTGGTGAGTGGCGGTCGTTCAAGATCGAGGGCTGGCGCATCGGCACCATCGTGTGGCGCTCCATCGTCGGTGCTGACAATGGGCTGTGCTTCGTTGGTGGCAAAGGCCCTGGAGCAAAGAAGGCCCGCAACAGCTTGGCCAAGATGGCGGCCTACATCTCGAAGTACATCACCAAGCACTACGACGAATCGCCGGAATCAACCAAGCGCTACACCCACTCTCAGGGCGAGGCAGTGCCGAAAGCTGTGCTGATCCAGCTCGGCAAGATGAGCCTGCAGGAGCTGATCACTCGGTGCTTCTGGTGCGACGACGGTGAACAGATCGTCGATCACCGCATCGGCCGCTTCAAAGACAGCTACTATCTCTGCACAGAGTTACAAAATTCAAGCGAAAAGGCGCTTGACATAACCGGGATTGCGTCTACCCGGTTTGATGCTCTACCTATTGTGTTCCAGGGCTAAGGTGCCAGCTTCAGTCCGCGTCGGGGTGATCAAGCCAAAGATCGCCAGTGCCACGGCTCCAGCGAAACCGGCCACCGCGCCAGTCGCTCGCAAAGGCTTTCCCAAGGCCTTCATCAGCCGATCTCCCTTCGGCTTTCCTTCCCAGTATTCAACCGTGGCGCGTGCAAGGGTCGCTACTGGGTCGAAGCCTGCGGCCGCTGCCAGTAGTGCCTGTTCTTCCGGTTGGCATGGTCGCCTGGCGTGGCGCCAATCGCTAAGCGTCTGCGGCGATACACCGATTTCTCTCGCCAACGCTGAATAGCTGCCAGCTTTCTTCGCGGCGTTGTCGATTAAGAAATTTAGGTCGTCAAGGTGTTTCATAAAGTACGCCGATCTGTGTAAAGTCCGTCCTACGCAAATTCGCGTAAACAGCCTGAAAAAGTGGCATGGAGCATATTTTGAACGCAACCTCGATCATCCAGATCATCAAGGTCGGTCCTCTCACGCCGAAGAAGTGGGAAGGCCGTGACTACACCGTGCAGGAGTGCGAATGCATCCTCCTGAACGACGACGGCACGCCCGAAGCCGTCGGGGTCTTGCGCCTCGCCGATGAGATGAAGGGCGACAAGGCCCCTGCCCTGGGCACCTACACCGCCAAATTCAGCCTCAAGCCCTCGCCGAAGGATCGCAAGATCGGCGCGGTGCTCACCGGCCTGACCGCAGTCAATCGCAAGGGTCCGTGATGATTGGCGCTGAGCTGCTTGCGTTGCTCCAGCAGGCAAACATGTTCGTGCTGGGCTTCGCTTGCGCATCGGGCTTTTTTTGTCTGTGCGTTGTGGCGG